ATGGCTTTTGAAGTCTTTTTTTTATCTGGTCCCTGCGTTGCTTATTGTAATTGGGATATATCTATTTGTACGGTTTGTACCAGGGCATGCTGCTTTACTCAGCTTCGTTTGGGTGATTGCTATTTCTTTTATTTATGTCAAATACAATAAGTGGTACTGAAACAAACTCAAAGAGTAAGCAGGCAAGACTTTATGTATGACAGTAATATAAAAGGCTCCCTCAGGAGCTTTTTTAAAGTGCCCAACACGATGAAATAGAAGGATTTATTTCATGGCATGTCCACACATTGACCACATCGATACAAGCCCCGCCATGTGCGGGGCTTACAATTTTGAATTAAAAAACTTTAATTAGCTCGATTTATGTACAATCAGGCTTTCTCATACGGCCGTTGAGAGAGTCAAAATCTCTTGTAAGTTTTCGGTCACAAAATACTCACAAGTGCTGACGCTCCTGCACCGATGATACTAGCAACAGTGCTGTTATTAAGAAGCTCCTTTAATGCAGATTTGGCCTTAGGATCTTCCGAGGCTGCAACCTTTTCGACCAGTTCTGTGATTGAAACATTGATTAGCAAATGATTACTTTCACCTATTTGTACTTGCGAGCCGCTAACATGACCTATGTTAAAGACGTTGTTTGAACCTTTATTTTGCTTATGTTTTTCAGATGATATGTTTTCAACTTCCAATGAGAGTAAATGTGGATGTGTAGTACCTACCTGCATTGTACTGTCTAGTAAAATATTAAGATCGACCACTTTTAAAAAAATGTCACGCTGCCCGATTTTTTGAATTATGACCTTCCCCAGTTCTACGTCAGGTTCAACCGTGAAGGGAATTTTCACCTGGTTATTACCCGTTTTTTTTGTTCCCTGAAATTGCTTTTCATTGATAATGAATGTTTCAGGATATGCATGCTTGTCAAAGTCAAAGCTCATAATTTTCTCCTATAAGTCGGCTTCGCTCAAAACCCCATTTTTCCTCAGGGTTCGTAAAGTTGCATGAACATTTTGTTTAAGTGTCGCATGTTGTAGCTTTAGTACTTTCGCGTATTCTATTAGCCCTTGGTGGTGAGCAAGCGCTCTTTCCAAATGAACCTTGGACTGTGTTTCAGCATATACTGAATCCCAATGCTCAAACTTATGGACTAATTCATTATTCATTCTGAAAGAATCAACCATACCCTTACCTAACGTATAAGTCTTAATGATGCTTTTACGTAAATCATTATCTTTTATTCGGCCTAGTAAAAAGGTATTGCCATTATAAACTGCAAAGAAATCGCTTACTAAGGGATAGTAAAAGTTGAGAGGTTGACCGTCGTTTAATGATTCCAGTCGATTCCCCATATTTTCTTGGTAGTTATCGAAAATTGTTTCTAACTCGTCATGGAGTGCTTGCATAAGGCTCCGTATAATCTGAGTTTCATTTTCTTGCGATATTGACTTCTGATTAGCGTGTGCGTCTTTTGTGGCTTTCGAAGAAAAATAACCTGCGATTAGGCCACCAACTATGGCTCCAATGACAGTCGTTACAAAAGTTACAGTGGCTCCCATTTTTGCTCCTAAGGGGTAGAAATTTCGAATTTCAGTGTAGATTTTTCACCCAAAATTGTACAACTGCAATTTATGAAAAAACTACTACTCAAATCATAGATTTGTTGATGGATTTATGATGTTCAAGGTAAATTTGAACTATTGAACTCAAGTTCAAAATTCATTGCTTACTGCGGCAAGAAATTGAATTATTTTTAGTCACGACACTCATACGTTTATTATTGGTGACTTGATTTAGCAAGTAACCATCTGAAATAAAAGAATTTATTTCAGACCATATCCACACATTGACCACATCGATAAAAAGCCCTGCCTAGCGAGGGGCTTTACTTTTTGTTAAAAGAGGTGCCAGAATAAGACTCAACCATATGTTTAATAAGGAAATTAACTTGAGATACTTTAAAGCTTTAGCTTTTCTTGCCCTTGCCCTCACCACCTACACCGCACAGGCAAATGATACCTCTGTATTGAAAAAATCCCTCAAGCCGTGGCAGCCGATTGAAGTCTCAAATAGTGGCGATACGCTAACGGTGGTTCTAAATGAGAATCAAATCTCCCCAACCGTGTATGATGCAGTTATCAGCACAGGTGCTTGCATGGATATTTGGACAAAAGATGTCCCGACAAAATACCTTGAATCTGTGAAGGAGTTGCACATCCTCAACAAGCATAAAGCTCAGGGCTATGTATTGGAGCAACCGCTCAGCACCTGTAACGAGATGGGAAAAGAGCAACCCGAAAGAGCGAAAGTGATCATGCTTTCTCATACGCACCTTTTCTGAGCAGCACCCTTAAAGAAAGCCCCGCATTTGCGGGGCTTTCTTTTGGTCACTGCCAGTGGATTTGCTGCTGGCCGGATGATGTCGGGTGCGGTGCCGCTGGTACTACTACTCCCGGCGATACAATAAAGCGCTCGACCGTTTCGGTGGTCACAAACGTCGCGCTGCAGTTGATGTTTGTGCACTGGTGATACCGCTCTTTGGTCGTGTCAGTAAAATAGCGACTTGTGCGGGCGTGAGCGGCAAAATGGCATTTTGGACAGTGAAACATGGCGAGCACCTCATTTAATTTCCGATGCGCTAATTTTACTCAATCTATCCTTATATAACAAACGGTTAGAGTGTAATTACTATTTTAATTCTTCGCTCTCGTACTCCACATCCGAAACCTTAACCTCAAGCTCTAAGCCCGTCGTGTAGCCGCTTCCGTTGAGGTTATGCACCACCCGGCTGATTATCCACGCCTGCTCGTCTATAACGCGCTTAAACCCTTTCACCGCGATTGGCGTTTCAGGAAATAAATCTGCCCGGCCAATAGCCAGCGAAATTGAAAACTCCGCGACACCTCGCTGCAGTTTATCCCACCTCGCCTGAGCGGCGCGCATGGCCTGCGCCTTTGTCGCGTAAATGGTCGTCAGCTCCAGCACGTTGTCAGCTTCACCGGCCATGTACTCGCCCTCGCGCGCTTCCTGCTCTTTTTTGGCTTTAGTCTTTGCCGGGGCTTTTGTCGCTTTCGGGTGCTGCAGCGCTCGGAGGTGCTTCTCTTTGGGCTTACGCTTGAGCTTAACCTTTTGCTTTTGCGGCTTCGGGTCTTTGGTGTGCAGCCATTTTGCCGTCACGCCTGTGTAGGCTTCCCGGTCAGCAATGGCAAACTGATGACGATCGCCGTCGCCGCGCTCAAGCTTCATCTGCGGAATAGGCTTACCGCTGGCCGTCTTACCGCTCCCCGCTTTCAGGAATAACAGTTTCCCCGCTTTTACCGAAACCGCCGCCCCGTTCCGTTCAGCCAAGCGGGACAGAAACACCGCGTCGGATTCCTGCGACTGGTCAATGTGAGGCACGGCCACTGCTTTCAGCGTGTCGGCCACGCTGGCCGTCAGCTTATTGCGTGCCGCAATCGTCTCCACAATTTGCCCGAGCGTGGTGTCATGCCATGACTGTTCCCGGCGAGAGTTAAGCGTCCCGCGAAAATCGGCGCTGCGCCCCCGGATGGTCAGCGTATCAGGCGCGCCCCTGTGCTCGATTTCGTCGACCGTGAATGTCCCTTTTTTAATCAGCGCGGAATCCTGCCAGCCTAACCACAGCGTCAACGTTGCGCCGCGCGGTGGCATTGCTATCTGGCCGTCAGTGTCATCGAGCTCGATATCGAGCTGGTCGGCCTCGAATCCGCGATTGTCGGTCATGGTCAGACTGATGAGGCGGTCACTAAAATCCTGCGTGATATCCTCGTTATCCAGCTTGAGCATAAACGCCGGGGCTATCTTCGCCCCGGGCTGAATATTCATACCCGTAATCATCCCGCCAGCCCTCCCAGCCAGTCACCGGCAGACGTGACCAGATTGTCGGCCTGCGTTTTCAGGTCGCCATAAATGGCCGCCAGCGATTTATCGACCTTCTTAAGAGAAAGGCTAAACTCGATTTTTCTCGCCGCGCCGTCGCTGAATAGCTCGGTGTGCGTGTGCGTCACTTTGTCGATGACATACATGCCGTGGATCATGCCCGTTCCGTCAATCAGCGGCCACGCGCGCCCCTCGTCTGCCATCAGCTCGATGGCGGTCAGTGACAGACGTCCGCCGGTAATTTCGGGATAAAGCACGCCCGACAGCGTGCGCGTGGTTTCACCTTCCCCGAGATACTGGTAAGCCGGTGGCTTGCCGATACGGTCGTTTGATGCCCAGCGGTAATCCTTTGAATACTGCATGGACTGATAGGGCAGCGTACGGCGCTCAAACACAAACAAACCTAAAACCATTAACATGCTTTATCCCCTTGAGTCATGACGCATACTTGAGCGCTGACGCGCACGGTTTTCACGGTCGAGTTTATCGACAGCCTCACGCAGCTGACGGTCGAGGTCGCTGCCCGGCGCGATGCCACCATTCAGGTTGATGTTATATTCTGGCTTGCTCTGGTCGACGTAAGTC